TGGCGGCAATGCGAGCGTTGATCTGCACCAGCCGTGAACGATCAGACGGCAATGGCGCATCCATCGACGACATTGCCGTTGATTCTTGCATCCCAATGGATGCGCTAAGCTCTCGCGCCAGCCTGCGATCATTTGCCAAGTTTGCGGCTGTGGCTTTACGGCGTTCTTCAAGTTGCGCTTTGGTCAGTCCTTTGAGCTGATCAAGCAATGCTCTGGGGGTGCTGGCCGCTTCGCTAAGCCCTGCGGCTCTTGCTGCGGCCGTGATTTCGCCAACTTGACTGACAAGAAACTGAATGCCAATCGTGACAATACCGATGCCAGCAAGCCTGAGCATTGCAGCTGTAAGGCCGTTGATTATAGGTGTCGCCACTGTTGCCTGCGCCGCTAGCGCTTTTGTGTTGTTCATGTACAACGCAGTTGCGCTAGCGCTGCCGGTCGCAGCGGTGCCTGACGCAGCGGTTGCCGCGGCCATTGCGGCCATTGCGCCGACATATGCGGCTCGCAGAGCAATGACACCTTCGATCGCCTTTTTAACTAGCATCATTTGCACGATGAACTTAATCAGCTCACCCGTTGCGCTGAGCACCGGCTGTGGCACTGAGTTAATCGCATCGGCAAAGCCGTTAACAGTTTTGGTCAGATCCTGCAGTGTGATAACAATCGTCGGGCCAAACGCTTTGACCAATGCAGCGCTTAAGTTTTGGAATGATGTGTCGAGCGCCTTGGTTGTATTTTCAAGGCTGCCGCGCATTGTTTGGAAGTCGGCGTCAGTTTTGCCGCTTGCCTTTTGTAGCTCCTCAAGGATCATCACGAAATCCTTGCCGCTCTTGGCATTGGCAGCAAATGCACCGCGCATCGCTTCTTGCGAGCCGAGCAATCTAGCGGTTGTCTCCTTATCCTTTTCCATGGCCTTGGCTAGATCGGCCATGAGTCCAGTGAAGCCACGCGCCTGCAGGCCGCTGTAGTTCCACGCGATGCCAAGCTTGGCAGCGGCATCCTGGCTTTCCTTGGTTGGCTGCAGCAGTGTGTTCAGCACTGCGCCAAGACCGGTAAATGCCACCTCAGCCGTGGCGCCATTCTTGGTAGCAGCCGCGATGAATGCGTTGAGCTGGTCAATGCTGACGCCAGCCAGGGATGATGTAGATACAACGCGCCCCAGCAGTGCGGTGTAATCACTCCATTCTTGGTTGCCAAGCTCAACAGCTTTTGAGATGCTATCCGTCACCTCAAACGCCCGAGAGCCTGACATGCCATAGGCATTCAGCGTCTTAACCAACACCTCGGTAACGGCTTCTGCATCAGCCAGGCCGCCGACCGCCGCCTTGGTTGCAGCATTAAGGATCTGAATGTTGCCGGCTGTATCGCTAAAGCCTGCTGATGCCGCTTGGTACGACGCCGCCGCAAGGTCAGCAGCATTAGCAACGCCGCCGAGATCAGCGCTCAGCTTTGACAGCGCCGGGCTGATCTTGGCAACATCCATGCCGACCGTACCAAGGCGCCTGATGTTGCGCTCTAGCGCGGTGACATCACGAATGACGCGATCAATGGCGAAGCCGCCGACTAGCGCGAGACCGATGCCAGCGGCTTGCCGTGCAAGGCCGTCTAGGGCGCTCTGGCTGCCCTTAGACGCCTGATCTAGCCGCCGTAGGCTGTTGACCGCATCAGAGGTATTAACCCTGACGTCAACATTCGCAACAGCCACGGCGGCACCTCCCTACAACGGCAGTCTACCGCCGCCGCGCCTTATCCATTGCTTCCTTCTCGCGTTTGCCCTTGACTTCGTAGTAGGCAGCAAAATGTATGAACTCAGCATCGGTTAGCTCAGTGCGCAACCGGCTAACCGTCATGCCAAGTTCAGATGCTAGGAAGAACTCAAAGAACAACCATGAGTCTTCCTCTAGTCTTTTTTTGCTTCCTCCAGGTTGGTGTTACCACCCAAGCCAAACAGGAACAGCTCCAGTTCGTTCAGTACACGCTCAGGCAGTTCGCGTTGCAGCTTGGCGGCATCAGCGGCGGCGAATGCCATGGTGCCATCTTCCAGCTCTGCCTTTTGGCACAGCAGCTGCGTGCTCACCTCAAGCGCCACATCAGACCCAGCCAGTGCTGTTGCCTTGTTGCGATCAGCGCGGGTGATCGGCTTGAAGTAAAGCGCCAGCACCGGCTCGTCTGCGTCATTTTTGACGACAAACTTCCGGCGCTGGTTGAGATCAAAAGCCCCGGTGAGCAGATCAACGGGGCGCTGGTTATGAACGGGCATCAGATGCTAAGCGTCAGGGTGCCGCTGGTAACGAAGTTGATCGTTACCATCTGCAGCTCACCAACTGTAGCGCCGTATTCCGCTGAGGTCACGACGATGGTACCGGTGATCTTCTTGCCGCCGGTTTCATCCAGGTACAGCTCAACAGCCGCGTCGGCTTCATCGGTGGCTTGATTGGCATCCTTCAGCAGATCCAGCTTGTCGCCGGCTGCTGGTGCGTCGTACATCACTTCAATGGTGCCGGAACCACTGATGAGGCCACCCACATTGGCGCGGTACGTGGCGCCTTGCGTGGTGGTATCGAGCGATTCCTTCTCGACGGACATGCTCCAGGATCGCACTGCCGCGATCTCGGATACACCGCCGCTACCGGCCTTATCAAAGAAGACCGTACCTTGTTGCCCGCGATAGAAAGCCATGATCAGATGTCGAGGGTAATGGCGCCGTTGGTGACGAAGTTGATGGTGATCACCTGCAGTTCGCCTACGGTGGCGCCGTATTCAGCGGAGGTGATCACACCGTCGAAGGTGATCTTTTTAGTGCCGCTGGTATCAAGGTACAGCTCAAACAATGCAGCACCTTCATCGTTGGCGCTGTTGACCATCTCGATAAAGGCGTTGGTCTCGTCGGAGCTGCTGGCGGTGTAGAGCACTTCAACAGTGCCGGAACCACTGATCAGCCCGCCGACATTAGCGCGATAGGTAGCACCAAGCGCTGTGGTATCAAGCGATTCCTTCTCAACGCTCAGCGACCACGAACGGGTGCTGGCGATGGTGGCTGCAGTAGTGCCTGCATCGTCAAACTTGACGCTACCTTGCTGTCCACGATAAAAGGCCATGGTTACAGATCCTCAAAGGTTTCAAAGGTCATTCTGACCTGTGTTTGGAAATACCCTTCAGGAGCTGGCGCAGCCACCACCTCTGGGCCAGTTGGCGGGTCAAAATGAACACCGCTAACGATAACCCTATTGTAGAGATCCCTGATGCGCTTGCTGATGGTGTAGTTAGCGCCGGGGCCATTGCCCTTTGCGGTGTAGATGTTGCATACGACAACACCGATGACGCTATTACTGCTGCCGGTAGTGCCACCCATGGTGAGGTAGTTGTTACCGCCGAAGCTGACCAGGCATTGCACCCAGCTACTGCCGGGCGTTGGCGTGTACGGCTGATTGTGGAATACAACAGGCACCGGTGGCGCCAGTGCTAGCTCAGTGGCCAGCCGACCTTCAACGGTGGCGCGGATGGTGTTCAGGTTGACAGCTGCCATCAGTCGCGCCTCCCGATCGCATCAGCGGCACTACGCGCCCAGTCGGTCATCTCACGGGCGATACGGTCAGTCCAGCCGGCCGGCGCCTGACGGCTGTGGCCATTGGCCAGCGGTTCTGCATACGGCAAATTGTTGTGGATGTGGTAGGTATTGCCCGCACGCTCAACGCTGTAATCAAGCCGACGCGGTGGGGTGATGTCGCCAGGCTGCGCTTGCGGGCCGGCATCGTATCCCGGCGTGTTGTTTTCGCTGATCGCCCAGCTCATGCGAAAGCGGCCGGTATCAACTGGACTTTCTTGCTTAAGCCTGCTGTCGGTCTCAAATACCACAACGCGCAGCAGCTGCTCATACTTCTCCTGCGAGAAGTCACCGATCTGCGATAGGTTGATCCGACGCGTCATGATCAAGCCCTCAGGATTAGCTCGTATGTGATCGGGGTGTTGTCCTGCTCAATCGTAGAGACCCTGATTACCTGATGGCTTACCGCGCCAACTAATACGCGATCGGCGGTGGTCGGCGCTGCTGCTACATCAGCCGCCGCGATCGTCAGCCGCTTGTCGCCAGCCTGGATTAGTTCGTTCACCTCGCGCACGCTGACATCTTCCAATACACCACGCACGCTGACATCAGCTACGGTTTCGCTGATGGTGCCGGTCGTTGGGTTGTACACGCCGGGTGTAATCGTGCGCAGTGTGATGGCACCGCCGAACTTACCCATCAGCTTGCTGGCGGTCTTCTGTAGCGCGGTTGCAAGTGCCATCAGAGTCGATACGCTGCGCAATGGCCGTTAGCCAGCTTGATGCTGGTAAACACACCGTAAAGGATGGTGCCCTTGTCGAACTGGTGACCGCTTAGGCCGCCATTTACCCAGTTGGATACCACGGCATCAACCTGCGAGTTACTGGTGAACTGAATCGCGCACCACCGGCCGGTATGGGTTGCGGTATCAGCGATGAACTCTGCGCCCTTGGCGTAGTCAATACCCCAGACGCCGGAATAGCTGCTCATACCTTGTAAGCGACTACCTTGCCGCTGGCGAGGGTAACACTGGTGAACACGCCCATGATGCTATCGCCAGCCTTGAGCGGTACTGATGTAAAGCTGTTGCCGGTTTGATTAGCGATTACAGCCGAAGCAATTACCGCATCAGCTACGGCGTACAGCTGCCAAAAGCGGCCGGTGTGCGCTGCCGTGTCGGTGATGTACTCAAACCCAAGGCTATAGGCGCGGTCCATATCAGCTCCGTTTGATGGCGAAGTTACCCGGTCCACTGATTCTAAGCCCCGTCAGGTAACGCTCCATGATCGGCGGCACCTTGTCGGCACCGACGGCACCGAAGCCGAGGTTAGGCGTCACGCTGATACTACCAATTGAGACGCTTTTGTAGTCCTCCAGGCCGCTAAGACCCAAGCTGTCAGGGTTGTTATGCAAGAAGACTGCTAACACCACCTGCGCGTACTTGATCTGCGTTGGGATCTCAGTATCGTCGAAGTAGTCCGTCGTGATCCTGAACGGAAAACCTACGGCGTATGTGTTGATGTAGGTATCGGGCTTCCGCACGCCGGTACGCGGCCACTGCAGCGCCTGCGTATCAGTGGATCGTGCGCCAAGAAACCGTTCACGATCGAGCCGTTGCGCAGCGGTAAACAGCGCACGGTTTTTTTGATCGGTGGTAGCCGATGCCCATGCGGTCACATCAGCATCCTGCACAAAGCCATCAA